AAATGAGAAAAGGAAGAGCAAAAAAAGAAAAAAGAAAAGAAAAAACCCCCGCCTCAATGCACTGGCGGCAGATTTTGATAATGCGGCATCCCGCCGCCAGATGGTACAGGAGTTCGGAGATTATCCGGATGCCCTGTGGGGTGAAAATGAAAACGGGGAGAAGGTAATGCTCAGCATCTGCAAGGACGGAATCACTGCGCGTGTGTTCCAGAGCAACCAGTGGGTGCGCGTCAACGAGTACGATGTCAATGGGTATATGACCGGCGAAACCTATGAGGGCCGTTGGGCAGAACTGCCGAAGGCTGCGGAGGCGGAATCAACCGCAGACTTGGAGCTTTCAGGTGAACAGGCTGCCCGCAACGATGAAATCTACGGTGCAGCCTACGAGTTCTGCAAGGTTGTGGCAGAGGATGAGAACCTCGAATGGAATATGGAAATCATTGGACAGCTGGCTGATTTTGCGGCAGATCTCCTGACCGGCCACGGCAGCAAGGTGCGGTATCCCTCGGTAGTGACCGAGCCGGGTGGCAGACAGCATATCGAGGAATTCTACGGGGTGGAAGATTAACACATCTGCCCGAATGTCTGGCTGGATGATTGTGTACAATAGCCGCTTGCTATTATCTCAATGTGACGGTAATATACAGCTACAAAAAGCGAAGGGAGAACAATAGCGTGACCTACACAAAAATCAACCTTTATCTGGACAATGGAATCCCGGAGGCACTCAGCAACCTCTGGTACGGAAGTGACAGCTCGGTGGTCGAGATCAGGGATGCCGTTGAGGATGCGAAAGACGGCAAAGACCTTCTGAACCGCATCCAGAAGATGAAGCTCCTGCGGAAATTCACCCTCGACAGGGAGAACGAAAAGCGCATCCGCTTCAAAGGAACGGACTGCTGAGGCAACGTAAGTTACCTCGAAATCATCCGCTAAAGGCAAGACCGACAGGCGCAAGGGGCTGGAAATGACCAGCCTTTTGCTCGTGTCTGTCTTCCGAAAGTTAGCATAAAAAGCACATAAATATGACAATTACAGGGCTTGATGATCGTGTAGTTTAGCCGCTTGATAGTGTTCCAAGGTGACGGTAATATACAGTCACCGAAAGGGAAAACAACAAAAACACATGGAGGACACAACAATGACAAAGAACGAAGAACGGCTGAGCAAACTTTTTGATGAGCTGGTTCCTGACACGGGCAAGGCAGAAAACCTCGCGGGGGAGCTTGTCAGAGCCATCAACCGCATCGGATACCGATTCTGCAATGACGGCGACATGGTGAACATTGCCTACGGCAAGGAAACCTGTAACGCTCCGGCCCGATTCCTGATTGCAAAAGGCAACCACGAAATCGCAGACCTGACGGTTGCCCTTTGGGAAATCTTCAGCGAGGATGCTTACGAAAAGGTGCTGGATACCCTTGAGGGAGCGGTCGCCGACTATATCGAGCAGAACCCAGACCTCCGAAACCAGCCGACCAAAGACATGTGGGACTTCAAGGATGAGGAAGAAGACTAGGATGACAGCTGGATGGATGAGGAAGAGGATGACTGGGACGAAGAGGACTACGACGAAGAAGATTACTAAGCCAGAGAAACACACGGGGCTTGCCGGAAACGGCGGCCCTTTTCCTTTGCCGTAATTGTCACAGATCTGGGCACTCATCTTTGTGTAGGATAGCCGCTTGAATGTGTGCAAAACAGACGGTAATATGCACATACCAAAACGGAAAACCAAGAAAAACGGAGGAAGTTACCATGAAGAAGAACATCACCAAGACCGAGGAGAAAGCCCTGATGGAGATTGCCAAACGCCTGATGGCAGCGGTAGACAGCCGTGGCGACCTCGAAGAGCGTGGATGCGACAGTGAGGACTTCGTCGAAGTTCCGGTCTGGTCCATCCAGAAAGCGATGGAAGAAGCCTATTTGTTGGGCAAGACAAAACGCTAAACCCAAACAGCCCGACACAGCCCCACACAGGGGCTTGTGCCACGGGGGGCAAAACAATCCGAAGGAACCGACAACGCCCCAGACAGGGGCAGATGTGGCGGCGTGGAGGAAGGGGAAGCACACATGGAAGAACGGATGATGGATGTCATCGTGGAAATCTACAACCACATAGATGACAGCGATAAGGATGCCTTCACGCTGGAGGCTGTCGAGGATATGGTGGAAGACCAAGTCAGGATGGACAAGCAAGCCGGACGGGAACCGCTGGCATATGACCCGCAGTTCTTCTACGATACCATTGTGGAACTCATGGAGCAGGACGCAGAGTGATGTACATTCTGCCTGGTATTCCAGGCGGAAGATCGTGTACTTTAGCCGCTTGCTATCCTTTGCACCTGACGGTAATATGCACATACCGAAAGGGAAAAGCCCCAAGGGAAAAACGAAAACACGGAGGATTTTACCATGAAAAAGCATTTGATCGACTTTCCAGAAAACAACATCAGCATTGAGAGTTTCTACGACCGACTCAGACCTTGCTACGACAGCATCATGCAGTTCGGTGGCCGGGTTTTGGTTGCCCAGATGAACTGGAACGGCATGCTGGAGGGAGCGGTATACGGATTTGTGGAAGACCCAGAGGAAGGCTGGTCACCGATTGAGTGCCGACTGGAGCTTCTGAAGATTTCCGATGAGATCTACACGGATGCCGGTCACGCGATCGAGTGGTGCATCAAGAACGCACACTGAAAAAGGGCAGAGCTCCTTCGGGGGCTTTTGCTCGTAGTGGCGGATTCTTCCAGTGTGGAAATACACATAAATCCGACAAAAAGAGGTGTGTATGATCGTGCAGCATAGCCGCTTGCTATGTCCGGGCAGTGACGGTAATATACAGTCACAACGAAGGGAAAAGCCCTACGGAAAACAAAATACACGGAGGATACAGACCATGACGAACAAAGCAAAAACCTACCTTAAGAACATTCAGGAAGCTGACACCGAGAAGAAGCTGATCGGCATTGAGATCGCCTTCAAGCAGGACATGACCCTCAGCTGCAACGATCTCGGAAGCCTTTGCAGGGCGGCAGAAGACAAGCGGTACAGCCTGCGGAATAACGAGGAAACGCTGAAGCTGAAGCAGATCCTTTTCTTCCGGACGAAAGCGGAGATGGATGCCTACCACGACATGAGCCGCAAGCCGGAAGACTGGACGGAAGCGGAGATCGAGCAGCAGAGAAGCCGCTTCTGCAGCGTCTGGCAGGTCATCGAGGAAGCGGAGCTGGTCGATGAATACGAGGCTTGGAAGGAAGCCAACCCCAACGCCTAACAGCACCCAAAAGGTACACGCCCTGAAAAGGGGCTGTGCCTCGTATCCGATGTGTTTTATATAAAGTTGCCGAAATGGGAAACTATTTGTTAGTTATACAGAAAAGTTTCCTGTTTAGGAAAATGATATTTCGAGGACTTCTTTGGAGGTCCTTTTTCTTTACCCATTTTTGCAGAAAGGAGGAGATGCCAATGGCTACCAGAGGCAGAAAACCAAAGCCGACCGCCATGAAGGAACTGGAAGGTAATCCGGGCAAGCATCCGCTGAACACCAGCGAACCGAAGCCCAATAAGAAAGCACCGGCCTGTCCGAAGTGGCTGGAGCCGGAAGCAAAGAAAGAGTGGCGTAGACTTGCCAAACAGATGGAAGCCATCGGCATCCTGACCGAAGTGGATATGGCTGCTTTCGCTGGTTACTGTCAGACGTATGCCCGATGGAAAGAGGCTAAGGAATTTATCACCCAGCACGGCACCATTGTCAAGACCCCATCTGGGTACTGGCAGCAGGTGCCGCAGGTTTCCATCGCCCAGACCTATCTGAAGATCATGAACAAGTTTGCAGAGCAGTTCGGTCTGACTCCGTCCTCCCGAAGCCGGATCATTGCTTCGGACAGCGGTCCTGCGGATGCAGCCGATGAGATGGAAAATCTGCTGGGAGGAGGTGGAAGCTGATGGCAGAGTGCAGACCCAAAAACTATCCGAAACTAAAGGATTATAAGCCCAGCCGGTTCATGCTTCCGACCTGCCATTACGATGCCGCAAAAGCAGACCGGGCGGTGACTTTCATCGAAAATCTGCGCCACACCAAAGGCAAGTGGGCGGGCAAGCGGTTCTGGCTGCTTCCTTGGCAGGGGGAGAGCATCCGGG